TGAAATAATTTTTTTTCTTTTCGAGATGCAACGCCAATGCGTGTAAGAGTTTCTCTAACTTTTAGAAAATCATCTGGATCGTTAAGAGTAATCTCCAACATAGATTCAGGAGACCAGTCTACTAAAGTAGCTTCTTCATTCATTTTTTCAACTCACTTTTAATATATTCTATTCACGATAATGTACTCATGATAGTTATATTTATACTAATTAAATTTTTAGCGGGTTTTACCACCTTTACTAATTAATGAATGAATTTTTTCTAGGTGATCCTTCGTCATTAATGGAAGAACTTGATATGCTTTTGCTTTCGAATATCCATAATATTCTTTAATAGCATCAATATCTTTTGACTTATCTTCTTTAGTCCATTTAGAAAACCTTTTTCTTTTACGAACAATTTCAAGATAAAAGTCATACTGTAATCTATTATCAATATGAGCATTTAAATTCATCTCATTTGCCATTAACACAGTATCATTAAAATAAGATAAACTACGATTTATCATAAAAGCTGGATAATTTTTTTCATCTAAATCATCATTCATAATATCTTGTTTAGTTGTATTGATACTATTAAGGTAGTCAAAAGGACTCATAATGCTTGCGCCAATGCTTGAATTCTCATAACATCTACAGAAATATCATGTTTTGGATCGTGATGAATAAATTTATCTGCTACATCAGCTGGCATAAATTTATTATTCAAATTGGATCCCCATGCCATACCATCAATAAGAGACCGAGTATCTCTTATGGTCCACCAAGGATATGGTGTAACTTGATCAGTATCTTTCATTAAAAAATCAAAAAAGATTGGATCAAATGTATTACCTCGAGTATAAACTTTTTTAAGTTCATCTGGTCTATTTTCAACAAAGAAATCATATAATTCAGTAATAGATACATCTTCAGTAGATGGTTTTAACTGATATTGAGCTTCTTTTGGTTGGTTTTTCCACCAATCAATAGTGCTTTGCTGAACAGATCGACCATATTCTTTAACCTGTTCATCAACATTAAATTTAATCATGTGACAATTCTTTAACAGTTCTTCATACAAATATGGTTTGCTGATAAATCTAGATTCATCAAATGAAAGCATAGCAAATGAAATTACTACACCTTTAACTGGATCTTGTGATAAGGTTTCAAAGTCATATACAACTGCATTATCCATTATTGGAACTCCACATTAGCCATTAGCTCTGTCATACATGCTACCACATTTAATTCATGGTCAGCAACAAAAGCATGTTTGTATTGATAGTCTGCAAGAATAAGAACAACCTGTGGTACAGAAGCTGGTTTCATATGGTTATTCATACGATCATAAATTCCACGAAAAATAGCAGAAGCATCAGTGTCAATATTATTAACAACCCAACTTCTCATTTTTTTGAAATCTTTTTCTTTAATATATTTTAAGAGTAAGTCAATTTCAGTAGCAGAAGAACTAGAAGAACCACTACTACTAAAACTACCACCCACTGATCGTCTTTGAAGTTCATTTAAAACTCTCCTCCAATCTGGAGCATGTTTCATAATAATATTAACAAGATCTTTTTGGTCATATGTAATATTTTCTTGTTCAAGAATATTACGAGCATGTTTAAAAAAATCTTTAGCTAATTCGCTTAGATCTTTCTTTGAAGTATTAAATTCATATACACCACATCGAGAATGAAGTGGTTCAATAATACGATTCTTAAAATTACAGGTTAAGATAAACCGACAATTGTTAGAAAACTCTTCAATAAAGGCTCTTAAAGCAGGTTGAGTTGATTGAGCGTTTAAGTAATCAGCTTCATCAAGGATGACTACTTTGTAGCCACCCTGTAAAGATAATGATGAAGCAAATTGTTTTATTTTACCACGAAGGGTATCAATGTTACCTTCTTCAGAACCATTCACTAAAATGTAATCTAAGTCAAGAGAATTACATAATGCTTTTGCAACAGTAGTTTTGCCTAGGCCGGCAGACCCCGTAAATAACATATTTGGGAGTTCACCGGTCTTGACAATTTCTAAAAATGTTGATTTTAATTCAGAAGGTAGGATAGTTTGTTCAATCGTTTGTGGGCGATATTTTTCAACCCACAGAAATTCATTATCAAGATTCATTATATAGTCTATCCTTATAGGTGTTTACTCTTCTTCTTCAGCTTCTTCTTGTTTAAATGATTCAACTACTTGTACTGCTTGAGCACATTGATCACGTAGTTGTCCAATTGTGGAAAGCTCTTCACCTCTAAAACCACCGCGCTGAGTAATAGTATCAATAATAGCAATAGAAGATCGAGAGATCTGATTCATTAGATCATAAGATTTTTTGTGGTCGGCCATAGTTTATTGTTCTCCATAAGTTGATGTTTTTTCAAGTGCAATCCAATAATTTATTGAATTAGCTGAGTTAGTAAATTTAGAGATTAGTTTTGAAGAAACTTCGACATCATAATCTCCAGCTAAAACTTTAATATTAGATATATTAAATACAAGTTTATATATACTCTCGTTAGACTCAACTGGTACAGAAATAGAATAAGTATTTGCTGTTTTATTTTCTACAGTAGTTACAGTTAAACTTGCTAGACCATCACCATCCGGCTCAATAACCAGTTCATTATGACCAAGTGCAGCTGCAGCTCGTTTAATTCTACCTAGTGTAGTATTATCAAGTGTGAAGCTAATATCATGAGCCGGCATTTTGACGTCTTTAGTAACAGTAGTAAGCATATCGACATCAGCATATCTATATTTAATTTTAGATCTACCGCTTGAATCTGCAATCGATACATATTCTTCATGAAATTCTAATTGAGGTGAATCAACTAAGTTAAGTACGCCAAGGAATTCACTTAAGTCGTAAATACCAAAGCCTTTTGGAAAGTTTTCTACAACTTCAGCTTTTGCTAAGAGATTTTTAGCTTCTGCAATTGTCTGTAAAGTATAACCTTCGTTTATAACAATATTCGAATTAATTGCTGAAAAATTCTTAAGAATTTGTAGAGTATTTTCAGTTAGTTCCATCATATATTCTCCATTTTAATATTAGACTATTATATCATATTTTAGCAATAGTGTAAACAGTTTATTTGACTTTACTAAAATTTTTATCTTTGTAAAATTCAAGTTTTTCTTTAAACTTGCCGTCAAGAATTTCTCCTTTATGTGATATTACAAAAACATTAGTATCATCATCAAGTGTATGAAGTATTTTCATTAGATTGTCTACACCATCATGATCAAGAGAGCTATCAAATGTTTCATCAAGTATCAAAAGATTTGTTGCAACTGAGTTTTTCATCTTAGCGATTTGTCGCCAAGTAAAGAGAAGTGCTAAATCAATGCGTTGTTTTTCTCCTTCTGAAAATGAATCATATGAGAAGGCATCTCTATGCCGAGATCGGATTGTTTCTTGAAAACTTTCATCTAAATTAAAATGAACAAAGAAGTCTAGAACCTGAAGATACTGATTAACTAGCTTGTTAATAACAGGAATATATTGTTTGATAACTTTTGTTTTAATTCCGGTATCTTTAAGCATTTCACTCATAACACTATTGTAAGAATGTTGCTCATTTAATTCAAATCTTGATTCCATATATCCTTCCATTTTAGTTCGCATTTCAAGTAGATCAGAATTAGCAGTAGAAAGATCACCTTCTCTTGATGTCAGTCTAGAAATATCATTATTATATTCACTAATTTGGTTTTGGTATATTTCTATGTTTTGATTATTAGAATGTAATATTGATTGTTTTTCTCTTATTTCTTCGTGTACCTTTGTCCATTTATCTAAATTTTCTGTTATCTCTTCGGCATGTACCTGTAATTGATCCATCTTCTTTTTAATATCAACCGCTTCGGCTTTGAGGCTATCAATTTTCCCCTGCTTAAAATTCGGTTCAATCGCCTGCGTACAGGTAGGACAGTTGTCATTCTCTTTATAGAATTTTGAATTGATAACGATGTTCTTAATGGAAGATGATGCTGTAGCCTTATCTGACAAAATGATCTGTTTTTTATCGTTTGCTGTTTTGAGAGCTGTGGAACATTTTTCGGCATACTCTTGAATAAAAGATGAAAGTGAGGCATTAGATAATTGTAGGTCTTTGATGATCTCTTGTACTTCTTTAATTTTTTCTTCTTTATCATTGATCTCATCCGTATTAATTTGAGTTATATCTCTAATATATTTTTTTTGAGATTCTATTTTATTTTTTACAATGTCAACATCATATGTTAATTCTTTAAGCTTTTCTTTTAGAGCTGAATTTTTTTCTTTAATAAGAATATTCATCTTAGAAAATATATTTATATCAAGCAGATCTTCAATTACATCTCTGCGGTGCTGTGCTGGAAGTTGCATAAAAGGAATAAACGAACTGCTACCTAGCACTACAATCTGATGAAATGATTTATGATTAAGCTTAAGTAAATTCTGTTCAAGAATTTTCTGATATTCTTTTGAATGTGAAGATTGATTTAATAGCTCGTCATTTCTCCATATTTCAAAAATACCTGGCTTAATACCACGAACTACTTTATATACAAATTTGCCAATCATAAAGTTAACTTCAACTATGCAATCTTTGTTATTAATAGTATTGACTAGTTGTGGTTTATTGATATTGCGGTGTGGTTTACCAAATAGAGCAAAAGATAAAGCATCAAGTATAGTTGATTTGCCAGCTCCGTTATGCCCAACTATGAGTGTTGACTTAGATTTGTTCAGGTCTACTTCAGCCCACTTATCACCAGTCGACAGAAAGTTTTTCCATTTTAAAGATTTAAAAACTATCATACTATTTCAAGCGCCTGTGCTTCTGTCAATAATTTTCTCATATCAACTTTAATCCGATCTTTATCTAGTTCAGTATCAACTGATTCAACATAGCTGTCAAGCAAAGCAGAAGTATCTTCAAGTGATATACCTTCGTCTTCAACATTCTCACCAATAAACTCATCAAAGTTCTCAGCAATTTTTAGCTCATG